GATGCTGGTGATTTTAAATTCACTCAATTATTTTATAATTACTATGCTGGTAAACCAAGAGAAACAAAAGATATAACTGTAAGTAATGAACAACCTATATTTAATATTGATTTAGATGAAGTTTAAGCAATAGTTTTATGGAATTTATACTTACTACTGCAATTAAAAAGTTATTGCGTTTAAAGAAGCGTATTAAAGTTATTAGAGGTGGAACATCAGCTGGTAAAACATTTGGTATTCTACCTTTGTTAATTGATAAAGCAATTAAAGAACCTAATTTAGAAATAAGTGTAGTATCTGAAAGTATACCACATTTACGTAGAGGTGCTTTAAAAGACTTCTTAAAGATTATAATGGCATTAGGTAGATATAATGATGCACAGTTTAATAAGTCTACTTTAAAATACACATTTGCAAATGGTAGTTATATTGAATTTTTTAGTGTAGACCAGCCAGATAAATTAAGGGGTGCAAGAAGAAACATCTTATATGTTAATGAGTGCAACAATATAGATTTTGAAAGTTACTATCAATTAGCAATTAGAACATCTGGTGATATATGGTTAGATTATAATCCTACTTCAGCATTTTGGGTTGATAAAGAAATATTAACGCAATCAGATGTTGATTTTATTACATTGACTTATTTAGATAATGAAGCATTATCAGAAACAATAGTTCAAGAAATAGAAGCTGCTAAAGAAAAAGCATTAACATCTACATATTGGGCAAACTGGTGGCAAGTTTATGGATTAGGTCAAACAGGTTCTTTAGAAGGTGTATGTATTCCAGATTGGCAAGAAATAGATTTACCAAATGATGCAAGAATATTATGTTACGGAATGGATTTTGGTTATAGTAATGACCCAACAAGTTTAGTAACTATGTATAAATATAATGATGCTTATATATTTGATGAAGTAATTTATAAGAAAGGATTATTAAATAGTGAAATATCAAATCTATTAAAAGCAAATAATGTAAACGAAATTGTTTACGCTGATAGTGCAGAGCCAAAATCAATAGCTGAGTTAAACAGTTATGGTCACAATGTATTACCAGTATCAAAAGGAAAAGATAGTATCTTATTTGGTCTTAATTTAATTAATCAAAATAAAGTTTATGTTACATCAAGAAGCAAGAACTTAATAAATGAATTAAGAAACTACATTTGGCAAACAGATAAAACAGGAATTAAAATGAATAGACCAATAGATGCATACAATCACGCAATAGATGCTATGCGATATGCTATGACAAGTCAATTAGAAAATCCACATAAAGGAAACTATTTTATATACTAATGACATACGGACAAATAATAGCAGCAATACAATGTTATATACATCATAGAACTGGAAAAGAAGTTCAAATTAACTTACCACGCAATATAGGTGAAATAAAAAAGATGCAACAGATGTATAATATAGCATCACAATATTTAATATAATGGATGAAGAAGATGATTTGATATTTGAAAATATGGAGTTTGAACCAGCTGATACAAGATATGAAATAATATCTATGTGCAATCAAGCATTAAGTTCAGTTGAAGGTTTTGATACAGGAATGATAAGTAAAGAAGATACGTTTAAGATTAAAGAAATAAAAAGAAAGTGTTTGGCTTTAATTGATTTGCAAATAGGTATGTTGTATGATGAAAACTTTGAAAGTTAAATAAAAGTTAAAATACATTATATTTAAAACAATATAGTTAGATTTGTATTAAATAACAAACAAATGAAAACATATATGACAAAATATTGTATAACCTATTGGACAGAACGTAATGATGAAGCAACAGATGTAGAAGTAATCATAGAAGCATTTAATCAAGAAGATGCTATGAAACAATTTTTAGATAAAAGATTAGTGTATAGAAAAATAGATAATATAAAAGAAATGGTTTAATTAGAAATATTAATAAGGGTGTTCATATAGGTTCGAGTCCTATTCTAATTTAAATTAAGACTTACAGAAATGTAGGTCTTTTTTTTGTTTAATACAATTTGCACTTTATTTTATTTTTAAATAAAAAACAATGAAGTTACAGATTACAATACCAACAAGTTTAGAAGAAATAACATTAGAACAATATCAAAAGTTTTTATCTATTGCTAAAGACAATCCAGATGGTGATTTCTTGCAGCATAAAATGGTAGAGATATTTTGTAATATAGATTTAAAAAACGTAGCTAAAATAAGCTATAAAGATGTTAACGAAATAACAACTAATTTATCAAATCTATTTGCACAAAAGTATGAATTGAAAAAAACATTTAGATTAGGAAATACAGACTTTGGTTTTATAACTAACCTTGATGAAATTACATTAGGTGAATATACTGATTTAGATAAATACATAACCGATTGGGATAAGATGCATAATGCTATGGCAGTATTGTATAGACCAATTACAAAGAAAGTAAAAGATAAATATCAAATAGAAGAATATAATGGTAGTTATACTTATTACGAAGCTATGAAGTTTGCACCAGTTGATGTTGTATTAGGTGCTGTGGTTTTTTTTTACAATTTAGGCAACGAGTTACTGAAATCTACGATTCACTATTTGGACAACAACAAGGAATTTCAGAGTATAGTAAACAATCACAATTTGGAAGTAAATGGGGTTGGTATTCATCATTCTATGCTATTGCTCAAGGAGATGTTAGAAGATTTGAAGAAGTTTCAAGACTTAAACTTTCAGTTGCATTAACATATTTAACTTTTGAAAAAGAAAAAAACCAAATAGAAATGGAATTAATTAACAAGAAGTAAAAAATAATGAAAGGATTTTACCAAATAACAACTGCAATAAAAGAACAACTACAAAAAGATATATTTGTAAATACAGTTTCATCTGGTGATATATTTGAAATTGATTTAAACAAACAAACTATATTTCCTTTGTCGCATATTATAGTAAACAATGCTCAATATAATAATAACGTTTGGATATTTAATATGTCGGTTCTATGTATGGATGTTGTAGACTTTAGTAAAACAGAACAAACAGACCAATTTTTAACAAACGATAATGAGCAAGATGTACTTCATACTCAACTAATGGTTATTAATAGACTGTTAGAGGTATTGCGTAGAGGTTCATTGATGGATGCTGGTTATGAATTAAGTGGTACACCTAATTGTGAACCATTTACAGACAGATTTGAAAACAAGATAGCTGGTTGGACAGTTACATTTGATGTAATGGTTGCTAATGAAATGACAAGTTGCGAAAATGAATGCTAATAGTTTAACATCTACAAAAGAAGTTTTAGAAGCATATAAAAAATATGTTATTCAACAAGCAAGAAGCAACTTATCAAAATCAAATAAGAATGTTTCTAAAAAACTATACAACGAAATTAAAGGTGAAATAGTTTCTGAAGATAATTATTTTATATTAGGTTTTAGTATGCCAGATTATGGCTTTTATCAAGATGAGGGAGTTAAAGGTGCTGACCCAAGTCAAGTTTCAAAGAACGCAAAGATAAAAGGACAACAAGCACCAAACAGTAGATTTAAATTTAAAACTAAAAGACCACCAAGTTCATTAATAGAATTATGGGCAAAGCAAAAGAATATACGTTTAAGAGATGCTAAAGGTAAATACACAAAAGGAAATTATAAATCAATAGGAATAATAATAGCAAAAAATATTTGGGCAAGAGGTATAAAACCAAGTTTGTTTTTTACAAAACCATTTGAGCAAGGTTATAAAAAATACATAGATACAGATTTAATAAATGCTTTTGCAGACGATATAGAAACATTAATAGATTACACAATAACAAATAAATAAATGGAAGCAATATTTATAAGAAGTCCTTATTTTATAGAAATAGATGAAGCAAGTCAAGTTGAAAGCAAAGTTGAATTGTTTATTTGGAATAACGGTAGTACAGAACCACCAACACCAACTTATACTTTAAGTAAAAAAGCAACATCAACTACACAAACAAAAAACATTTATAATATAAGTAACTATGTAAAAGAATTTATTGATATAATAAACCCAACATTTGTTTCAACATCAAGTGAAGAACAAAACAACAACTGGTGTTACGTTAAAGTAAATCGATATAAAGCAACAACTATTGGAAGTTATACTTTATTAGACGAAAGAACTTATGTAGCTTTTAATGGTTACACAAATTATTTAGATGGTTATAATAATTCAACAGATGTTGGTGAAGTTATCTTAACATCATTACAACAAAATAAAAAGTATAAATATTATAATACTTTATCTTATTACATTAATTTTTTTGTTTTAGCAAGTTCTGATAATTACGATGTAATATTAAAAGATTTAAATGGTTCAAATGAAGAAACAATACTTAATGTAATACCTTCTCAAGATTATTTATTTAAAATACCTATTACAAATACAGACAATACTGATTTTGATAATGGTAATATATTTCAAATATTAAAAAATGATGATGTAATTTTTACAACTACATTTATTCCAGAGTGTGAAAATAAATATACACCATTGTTATGTTCATTTATAAATAGAATGGGTGGTTGGGATTTTATTACATTCTTTAAAGCAAGAACAGAAAACTGGGATGTAAAAAGTAAAGAATATTCGTTAATGCCAAACGATATTGATTACAATATTTACAAAGGACAAAGTAAAGCATTTAACTACGAAGCAAAGCAATCTATTAAAATAAATACAGGTTGGGTTGATGAATATTACAATGAATTAATAAAAGACTTAATGACATCAGAAACTATTTTATTAGATAACAAACCAGTTAAACTAAAAACAATGACAACTGATTTAAAGACATCTTTACAAGATAAAATGATTAACTACCAAATAGAGTTTGAATACAATTACAATCAAATTAACAACGTAATATAATGGAATTATACATTTATGTGGATGATGTTGCTAAAAGAGTTGAAATGTTTCAAGATGAAAAAGTTTCGGTAACTTCTACGATACAAAACTATTCAGATATTGGAAAACTATTTACAGATTATTCACAAAGTTTTACCATTCCAGCATCAGCTACAAACAATGCTATCTTTTCACATTGGTACGACAACGCAGTTGATAATGGTTATGATGCAAGGATAAGATATAATGCTTTTATAGAAATAGATACAATACCATTTAGAGATGGAAATGTACAGTTAGAAAAAGCAAATAAAAAAAATGGTTATATTGAAAGTTACACACTTACATTTTATGGCAACCTTACACAGTTAAAAGACAAGTTTGGTGATGATAAACTTAATGTTTTAGATTTTAGTTCTTTAAATCATACTTATAATGCTTCTACGGTTGTTTCTAAAATCAATACTAATGGTAGTGGTGTATTATATCCGTTAATAGGTAACACAAGAAAGTTTGATTATAAAAATGCATCTACTTTTGATGTAACTACAAACGCTGGTGCTATTAATTGGGATGATTTATTTCCAGCAGTTAAAATAACAGATATATTAGACTTTATAGAAACTAAATATGGTTTAACATTTACAGGTAATTTTTTAACATATAATCAATTCAGTAAGTTGTATATGTTATTAAAAAATAGTGAATTACCAAGAGCATATAATGCTGGAATATTTTACGACCAATTTAGGTTTACAAATACAGTTACTTTTCCAGAATATAATACAACAACAGATACAATAACATCAGATTGGAATAGTATTTATTTTAGAGATAGTGGTGCTCCTAATTTTACAGTCGGTGGAAATAAAATGATTAGAATTTTCTTTTTAACTACACCAAATTCTGGATTTACATCTACAAATTATAAAGTTGAATTATATAGAAATGGTGTTGTAGTGCAAACATTTGATAATTTAGTTGGTACTACTGAAGTAACATTATTAGATGTTAGACAATCTGATGACGCAGCAAGTTACCAATATAAAATTAAAGTTTCAGCATTAGGTGCTTTTGATTTTAAAGGGCGAATAAATTATGAAAGAAGAAATGATTATGGTGCTCGTTCAACTTTTTCTCACAATGATG